TAATGGAACTAACTACAACCCAGCTGAGGCATTAAACATGTATTTTCAAACTGGTAGTATAGTTGGTAGATCTTTAACTCAGGATGGTGATTTAAACAGAGGTAAAGTTCCTATACAAGAGTTATCTACATCAAATGGTATGGGTAAAATACAAGGTCTTATACAGACTTATGAGTATTACCTTAAAATGATTAGAGATGTAACCGGGTTGAATGAAGCAAGAGATGGCACGTTACCAGATAAGCAATCATTAGTTGGTTTACAAAAATTAGCTGCTGCTAGTTCTAATGTAGCTACTAGACATATACTACAAGCTAGTTTATATTTAACTCTTAGAGCTTGTGAAAATATATCATTAAGAGTTGCAGATGCTTTACAGTTTCCATTAACTAGACAAGCTTTAGCATCAAGTATATCAAGATACAATGTAGGTACTTTAGAAGAATTGTCAAAGTTAAATATGCACGACTTTGGTGTTTTCTTAGAATTAGAACCTGACGAAGAAGAAAAACAAATATTAGAACAAAATATTCAAATAGCTTTGCAAGGCGGCCAAATAGATCTTGAAGACGCAATAGACATTAGAGAAGTTAAAAACTTAAAGTTAGCTAATCAAATGTTGAAGAAGCGTAGAAAAGATAAAGCCGCTAGAGATCAACAAGCACAACAAGCTAATATACAAGCACAAGCTCAAGCTAATGCTCAACTAGCTGAACAAACAGCAATGGCAGAAGCTCAGAAGCAGCAAATATTAACAGAGCAAAAACTTCAACTTGAAAAAGCTAAAAGTGATTTTGAAGTTCAAAAGATGGAGAGAGAAGCTCAAGTTAAAATGCAATTAATGGAGCAAGAGTTTAACTATAATATGCAGTTAGCTCAAGTGCAAGGTCAAGCTAAAAAACAAGCTGAAGAGTTTAAAGAAGATCGTAAAGACGAAAGAACTAAAATACAAGCAACACAACAATCAGAGTTAATAGATCAAAGAAAAAATGATTTATTACCTAAAAACTTTGAATCTGCTGGTAATGATACATTAGGCGGATTTGGACTAGAGCAATTTGGCCCTAGATAATTATTAACTATTATATTATATTATGTCAAAAGAAGAAGTCAAACAAGAAGGTGACTTTAAAATAAAAAAGAAACCTGGTAGACCTAGAAAATTAACTAAAAAAGATGAAACTTTAAAAGTAGATTTATCTAAAAAAGAAGAGGATAAAAAAGAAGAAAATGCCGTTCAAGAGCAAACAACAAATGAAGTACCTGTTCGCAACGAATCCCCAGTTAGCGAAGAAGTTTCTAAAGAAAACGTCAAAGAAACAACTGAAGAACCTACCGAAGAGAAAAAAGAAGAAGTAACTTCTCCAATACAAGAGATAACTGAAGAAGAAAAGGTTGAAGAAGTAGTTAAAGAAGAACCAGTGGTTGAAGCAAAGCAACCTGAAGTTAACTTACCAGAAAACGTAGAAAAGTTGGTTAAGTTTATGGAAGAAACTGGTGGAACATTAGAGGATTATGTTAGATTAAATGCTGATTACTCAAATGTAGATAACGATACGTTATTAAAAGAATATTATAAACAGACAAAACCTCATTTAGATATGGAGGAGATTAACTTCTTATTAGAAGATAATTTTTCATATGATGAGGAGATGGATGAAGAGCGAGATATAAGAAAGAAAAAACTTGCTCGTAAAGAAGAAATTGCAAAAGCCAAAAGCTTTTTAGAGGAAACAAAGAGTAAATATTACGATGAGATCAAGTTGAGACCAGGCGTAACTCAAGACCAACAAAAAGCTATGGATTTTTTCAATAGATATAACGAAGAACAAAAAACGGTTCAAGAGCAACATAATAGGTTTAAGTCTAATACTAAAAACTTTTTTAACCAAGAATTCAAAGGTTTTGATTTCAATGTTGGTGAAAAGAAGTTTAGGTATGGAGTTAGTAATACTGAAGATGTTGCGAATAGCCAATCAGATCTAACAAACCTAATCGGGAAGTTCTTAGATAACAAAGGTGAAGTAAAAGATTTTAAGGGTTATCATAAAGCCATATATGCGGCACAGAACGCTGATACTATAGCTAATCATTTTTATGAGCAAGGCAAAGCCGATGCTGTTAAAGATATGATGGCTAAATCTAAAAATATAAGTAACGAACCAAGAGCTACGTCTAATGGTGAGGTTTATATTAATGGTATGAAAGTAAGAGCGATATCTGGCGTTGATAGTTCAAAGTTAAAAATAAGAACAAATAAAAAATAAAACTTAAAATTAATAATTATGGCACTAGATGCAACAAATGCCCCGGGATTAATCCCACATCAAAAACAAGTTGCTTTATCAAGCAATTATTTGTCTTTTGATAGCTCCACAGGTGGAGGGACTTTTGCTCAACAATATCTTCCTGAGTTGTATGAAGCAGAAGTAGAAAGATTTGGTAATAGGACTCTTCAAGGATTCTTAAGAATGGTTGGAGCAGAAATGCCAATGACATCTGATCAAGTAATTTGGTCTGAACAAAATAGATTACATATTTCTTACGATGAGTGTACTAACAACGGAGCTGGTACTATTTTAACTGTTCCAGTTGAAGATGGTAAAGAGTGTGTTATCAGAATAGGTGCTACAGTAGTAATCTCTAATGGGTTAAAAACTGTAAAAGCTAGAGTAAGCGACGTAGATAAAGCTACAGGCTCAGGCGCTGCAAGAATAGCAAATGTAACTTATAAAACTTATAAGGTTAACGATGGTTCTGTTTTAGGAACTACAGCTAAAGCTTGTAAGATTTTTGTATATGGCTCTGAATTTGCTAAAGGAACTAAAGGAATGGAGACGTTTAACACTGGTGTCGCTGGTGGTGCTAACGTTTCTGCTATTGATCCTGATTTTACTCAATTTTCAAACAAGCCAATTATACTTAAAGACTTCTACGAGGTTTCTGGGTCTGACGCTTCTCAAATTGGATGGGTTGAAGTTGCTACTGAAGATGGAACTTCTGGATACTTATGGTATTTAAAAGCTGAGTCTGAAACTAGATTACGTTTTGAAGATTATCTTGAAATGTCAATGGTTGAAGCTGAGAAAAAAGGTTCATCAACTTCAGGTATTTCTGTAGACGGTTCTGAAGGTTTATTTGCTGCTATTGAAGATAGAGGAAATATCTATAATGACTTTGGTGGTGCTCAAAATCCTGGTTCAGGTGCATTAGGAGATTTTGATGCTATTCTTAAACAATTAGATAAGCAAGGTGCTATTGAAGAAAATATGTTGTTTTTATCTAGAGCTACTGCTCTTGATTTTGATGATATGTTAGCTGCAACTAATGGTGGTTATGATCAGAACTATGCTGCTTCTTACGGTTTATTCAACAATGAAGCTGATATGGCGTTAAACTTTGGTTTTTCTGGTTTTAGAAGAGGTTCTTATGACTTCTATAAAACTGATTGGAAATATCTTAACGATGCTTCTACAAGAGGTTTAACTGCTGATATTGATGGTGTTATGATTCCAGCTGGAACATCTACAGTTTACGATCAAATCATGGGTCAAAACATCAGAAGACCTTTCTTACATGTAAGATATAGAGCTTCTGAAGCAGATGACAGAAGAATGAAATCTTGGGTTGTTGGTTCTGTTGGTGGAGCTTACACTTCTGGATTAGATGCAATGCAAGTTCATTTCTTATCTGAGAGATGTTTATGTGTTCAAGGTGCGAATAACTTCGTGTTATTTAAATCTACTGTGTAATTTTACACATTAAATAAAAAGACCCTGCTTACGCGGGGTCTTTATTAATTATTATATTATATTATATTATGGAAACAAAAGAAAAGAAAAAACCTGAAGCTAAAAAGGCTGAGGTTAAAAAAGATACTTGGGAAATTAAAGATAGGTATTATCATCTACTTGACAATATGTCCCCATTAACTTTTAGAATAAACTCTAAACATTCTGCTAGAAAACCTTTAATGTGGTTCGATGAAGATAAGGGTTATAATAGAGAACTTAGGTATGCCACTAATCAAAAATCTTGTTTTGTAGATGAGCAGCAAGGTATGGTAACTCTAGGTCATATTGTTTTTGAAGATGGTGTTTTAATGGTTCCAAAAACAGATGTAGCTCTACAAAAATTACTTTCACTATATCATCCAAACAAAAACGTTGTGTACGCTGAAAAAGATGATGTAAAAGAAGCTATAGATGAATTAGATTATTTAGAACTAGAAATAGAAGCGTTAAATATGGCTCAACAAATGGATGTTGATGACGCTGAAGCTATATTAAGAGTTGAACAAGGTTCTAGTGTATCTAAAATGAGTTCTAAAGAACTTAAAAGAGATTTATTATTATTTGCTAGACAAAACGCTAATTTATTCTTAGAGTTAGCAAATGATGAAAATGTTGGTCTTAGAAACTTTGGTATAAAAGCTACTGAAGCTAATATTATAAGTTTATCTCAAGATCAAAGAACTTTCTCTTGGGCTAGCAATGGTCGTAAACTAATGAATGTACCTTTTGATGAAAACCCATATTCAGCTTTAGCTGCTTGGTTTAAAACAGATGAAGGAGTTGAAGTTTACAAATCAATAGATAAAAAGCTAAAATAACAAGTGATTATAATCACCAGGGGCCGCGGTTGGCGGCCTCTTTTTTAAAATATTTACAATGGCAATAAACGTAGATACAGTATATAAAACAGTATTACTTATATTAAACAATGAGCAGCGTGGTTATATGACGCCAGATGAGTTTAATAAGACTGCTACTCAAGTTCAAAGAAAAATATTCGAAAGATACTTTGAAGATTTGAACCAGCAAGTTCGTATACAACAGAGTGATATGGAATATTCTGATCGTATTGCTATTACAGATGAAAAAATTGCAGAATTTAAAACTGAAAAAGAAATATCTTGGACAAGTAATCAATTTGCTTTACCAACTGATCTTTATAGATTAGGTTCAATAACATATGAAAAAGCTACTACATTTGGTAGTTCAAGATCACTACCTGTAGAAATGCAAAGAGTTGGTAGAGCTGAAATATATAACATAAGAAGATCTCCTCTTACAGCGCCAACAGTTAAAAATCCAATATACATATACGAAAACAACACTATAACTTTTTACCCAGAGTTAGCTACTACTCCAGCTCAAAACCCAGTGTTTTTAGATAAAATAAAGGTTCAATACCTTAAAAAACCTTCTGACGTTAGATGGGGTTATCAAATAGGTAGTTTAGGACAATATATATTTACAGATTTTGATTTTATTGAAGGTGCTTTGAATTTAGGTACTATAAATACTACACAAGTTAATAATTCAAATTTAGGTACTATAAATGCTGATTCAGACTCTCAAACCGATGATGGCGTTAATACTGATGGTTCTGGAGCTATATTTAAATATAATATAGATAATGGTCAAGTGACTGGCTTAGCAGTTATACAACCGGGTTCTGGTTATAAAGCAGGTGATAATTTAAGATTTACAATACCTGGTTTTCCAGCAAATAGCTTTGTTGTAACATTAGATGCTTCTAATTTAACATCTAGTACTACTCAAGGTAAAACTGATTTTGAATTACATAATTCAGAGCAAACTGAAGTTATATTAAACATATTATCTTACTCAGGTATAATCATACGTGATCCATCTATAGTACAAATAGCTTCACAAAAGATTCAACAAGAAGAAGTTAACGAAAAATCTTAAGTAAATGGGACTATTAAAAGAAACTAACGCACAGTATTACGCAGGTCAACAGTATATAGGTAATATTAGTAATTTTACCGCTAAAGGTTGGAATAACACATCAGAAAAACCCGAAGAACAAGGTAACAGAGATTACTTGTTAATTGAAGATTGGAATTTTGATACAGAAGCAGTGAGTGCTTATGGTCCTTATAGTTCTTTAAATCCTATAACTGAAACCTCTAATTACACTATATATTTTCAAGCTATTGGCACCGTTGTATTTGAAGAAGGCAATGTAGATTATAATATAGGTGAGTGGATAGCTCTTCCAGAAAACTTGTCTTTTGTAACTTCAAACTTAACTAATAATAAAAGATATATAGGCTTAAGAACTGGTAAAAACGATGGTGATACGTATAGATTTTTTAATGATTATTTTGGTAATGTATTTATACCAGCTGTAAATAATTTAAATATTTCTTCCTCACAAAGAAGTAATATAATAGCAACTACTAAGAAATCTTTTAATGACAAAGGTATTTTACCTGGTCATCTATATATACAACTTAAACAAAGTGCTATAAACACTAACTATGGAGATTATTCTTCAGTCTGCATGGATGATATAGTTAATAACTTTATAGTTGGTTATGTAGGCGTTGGTAAATTAATATCTAGCGTTAAAAGAACTGATGTATTATTTCACGCTAAAAGAGGTTTACAAGAGTTTTCTTACGATACACTAAAATCTATTAGATCTCAAGAACTTACAATACCACCTAGTCTAACGTTAGCA